TATCGAGGCTAGGCCAGGTCTCGCCTACTCCCCAGGGGTTTTGCCCCCGGGTTTCGACTGGTCGCGAAAATGAGTCTTCCGAACGATGCTGTCAAGCGACTTTACGCAGCGCTCTCCTGTTGCGCCGCCCAGGCACCCGCCTGGCCCTGCAGGCGGTTCCACCTCTCGTTTTCGGGAGTACCGGCGGTGCGCACTTTCAGGGCGTAGGAACGATCGGTCTTGCCCTTGGCGATCATCTGATTGATCTCCGCCTGAGCTTCGCGCCCGGTAACGCTGAAGCGGCCCTGTCCGCCCGTGATCATCACATCCTCGGCCATGCCTTCGCCAAGCTTGGACAGGATATCGAGCGCGCGGCCGGAACCCAGGGCACCACGAAGAGCGATCATCTCCTCGCGCTGCAGACCAAGCGCGCGCCCCGCCGCATCCACCGCCGCCAGCTTGGCAGACGCCTGGTCGCCCTGCTGTGTAACCCATGCTTGGGCTGCCGATTTCTGATCGGCATCATCCTTGGCGACCGCGTCCAGCTGCAGCTGCACGAAATCCTCCACGAGGCCGTTCATCAGCGCAGACGGCACGCCGCGCTCGAGCGCCTTGGGAAGCAGCGCGCCAATGAGGCCCTTATCCAGCGGCACCACAGTGCCGTCCTCGGCCTGCAGCTGCGGCAGGCTGTAGCCCTCCACCGTCTCCGGCACGCCGATCGCGCTACGCCAGGCACTGACTTCTTCGGCCGACGCGCCGTCGCCCGGGATCTTGACGCGGCCGCTATCACGAAGCGCGGCCTGATTGTCCCGGGCGATCTTGGCCAGGCCGTTCAGATCCTTCACGCCGGCAGCCTTCGCCCAGTCGCGCAAGCTGGCCTTGTCGCCCTCGGTTTCGGCGGACAGCCCGGCAAGCCACTCCGCATCGGCCGCGCCACCCTCGCCTGCAGCAGCGCCGGCGGCACCGCCTTCGGCACCAGCACCCTCGCCGCTCGCCGCCGCGCCCCCAGCACCGGCAGCCGCCACGGCGCCGCCCAGCAGATCCGCAGCGCCGCCAAAGCCCGCAGCCGCGCCTGCGCCCTCGCCCCCGGCCGCACCCTCATTCAATTCCATCGTCGATCTCCATGAGTTGCTGGACCGTCTTTTCGTCCAGGTTGAGGAAGTATTGGATCCGCAGGAACACCTCGCGCCGGCCTTCGCGTCGCGCCATCACAAGCGGATCGGGATCAAAAATCGTGTCCTGCGGACCGGCGAAACAGAAGTCGCGCAGATCCGACAGGACCATCTCGCCGGAGCGGCGCAACTCGCCATTCTCGCCCCGGAACATCCAGCGGTAGAACCAGCCACGCGGCAGCACCGGCAGCCAGAACAGATCCTTGTAGATCCGCGAGACGCCGATCGCCGCGCGGCGGATCAGGTTTTGCATCACCGCCACTTACGCGGCCTCCGAGATCTGGCCGGCCTTCGCGAAGTCGAGCGTCGCGCCCGAAGCGGCCTTCAGCATTTCCGCTTCGATCGCAGCGCGCTTCTCTTCCTCGCGCGCCTGGCGCTTGGCAGCCACCTGATCCGGGCCGCAGATCCACTCTTCCGGCACGCCGATATCCTCGGCCATGCCCGGCGCCATCGCGTCGTAGTCGAGATAATCGAGAACGGCGCCGCCATCGAGCTGGGCGAGCGGCGTCAGGGCCTCGATGTAGCGCATGCCCTTGCTGACACGCTCCGCACGGGCCATCGCCGCCAGCGGGTTCTCGTATTCCGCACGCGGCCAGGCGCCCGCCTCAAAAACCTCGGGCGGCATCGGCGGCAGCTGGCGATACCGGATCGCCAGTTCCAGTTCGCGCTGCGAAACAGGATCCTGTTTTTCCGTGGCGTAGCGGCTTGCGAACGGGCGGACCAGGACGCCCTGTTTCGCCATGACCTCGAGCACTTCTGTGGTCGTCATGCGCGAATTGGGATCCGTCAGGATCTTGTAGAACTCCTCGAGGAACGCCTTGCGCACCTCGGCACGTTCCTGTTCGATCATCTCGAGGGCGTACGGAATGCCGTTTTCGCCGCCCGGAACACGGCCCACCAGCAATTCGCCGCGGTCACCCATCAACCCCGCCGCGATGCCGCCAGCGCGGGTCGCAATCCGCTTGATCGTGGTATCGTCGGGGATCGCCAGAGCGGGATCCACCGCCTTTTGCCCCGCCCGCAGTGTCGTGTGACGCATCGCGTTGAGGCCGGAAATCGTCGGCGCCTGCTTGATCGCCGGCGACCGGCCGTAGATTTCGCCCGGCGATGTCGTGTGGCGCGACACGGCGATCGGCATGGTGAAGTACCCGCTGCGGCGCAGGTAAACCTTTTCCTTCACCGCCAGCCAGCGCGAGACGATCGGCATACGCCGCCAGTCCAGCTTTTCGCGGTCCCACGAGCGGTTCGGCGCCACGACAAGCAGGAGCTCGAATTCCGTGTTTTCCTTGCCGTTGCCGGCTGCCAGCGCGTCGCGCATGTCCGGCGTTAGCGCGTCCATACCGAACTCTTTTTCAATCTGACGGGCCGTCAGCGAATAGCAGCGATGGACGGTATCGACGCGGCGCGATGCATCGACGTCGATGAAGACCTGGGAAAGGTGGAGCGTCTCATAGCTCATGCCGTACCCGGGGCGCCCGTTCACGAACATCGGGCTGGTGCCGTACCGGCCCAGCTGGTCCCAGTCCTCGTTTGCAGCCGTGATGAAACCGGTGCTCACCGCGTGACGGATCGCGTAAAGCCGCTGGCTGGCCATCGAGCACCACAGCTTCACCGAGCGCAGCTTCATCAACTCGGGGTTCATGAACTTGACGCGGATGTACTGCTGTTCCTCCGGCGTCGTGATCGCAACGCCGGCGGCCGCGAAGCGCTCCAGGGCCGAGATATGCGTGGTGTCGTAATTGCGCTGCCCGCGAATGTCGCCCAGCGTGCCCTTGTTGAAGCCGCCGGCGCCGTCCGGGAACCGCTCATCGATCTCGCGATAGGTGCTTTCCCAGGCCGCGCGCACGCCCTTCAGGCGTTCGTGCTCCCGCAGATCCGCCTTCGCAAGTTCCTCGTCCTGGATATTCTCGTTCATCGTCAGTCCCTTTCGAAGGCCGGAAAAGGACCGCGCCGGCATCAACCGGCGCGGCAAGTGGTCGCCTGGTTAGAGGATCACGTCGGGCGTCAGATCGAACTGCGTACCCGATCCGAGCGTGAGCTTGCCGCTCGGCCGCTCGCGCCAGGCCACAAGCTCGCCGTCGACGTAGAGCCCCCAGCTGGTGATGCTGACGGTGGTATCGGTCGGGCCCAGCACCAGCCATTTCTCGTACCGGTTGAGCGTAACACCCTCCCCGCCCTCGCTCAGGCTGGCAGCGACCTGGCCCTTCAGGTCGAGCGGCTTGATCTGCAGGATCTCCGCGTCATCCTCGAACGCGACGATCTCGGCGCGATCGGACGCGGCGACCAGATCGATGATGGCCTGCCGGTCGTCGCGCGAGATCAGCGGCCGATCCTCCGGCAGCTTGCGGGCATTGGCGTCCGGCGTGCGCGCAGCCTCATTGCGAGCCTTCGTCACCTGGCCCTTTTGCGCGGAAAGCTGGCGCTTGACCGCAGACAGCTGCTCCTCCGCCTGGGCTGCCGTATCGACCAGCCCCTGCAGCACCGCGCAGACAGCCACGCTTCCGCTGGCATCCTCCGGGATTTCGTATCCGAGCTCACGCACTTTGGCCGTGATTTCGGCAATTGCCGCAGTGTTGGCATCCGCCCCGGCGTTGCTAGCTTCCATGCGATCCGCAAGGCCATTCAGCGCCGCGACATAGGTGTCGGTATCCATACCGTTGTCGTCATCGAGAACGATGCCGAGGCGCGCGAAAGCCGCCGCTACCTGCGCTTCCGGGCCGTTTCCCTGCGAATTTTGTTCCAAGTTTTCGGACATAACTTTCACTCCTCGCTCAGTTGCCCAGGACGAACTTGCCCAGGCTGGATCCCACCGCTTCCGCACCACGGACGCCGGTGACGATGTCGGCGGCAGAACCGCGACGGCTACGCAGCTCGCGCGATCGGCGCGCCGCTTCCTCGGCCGCATCGCGCGTGGCGACGCCGGTAACGGCAGCCTTGGGCGTCGGCGCCAGGAGCGCGCTGGCGACGGACGGCGCCGCCGCAATCGCCGCGCTCTTCGCCATCGTGCCCGTCTTGCCGGCCTTGGCCGCCTCCGCCTGAGTTTCCGCAGCGCCGTTCTGCGCAGTCGCGGATCCCGGCGCCGTGGCCGCAGCGCCAGCAGCGCCGGCGGCCGCACCGGCACCCGCTCCGGCCGCCGCACCGGCACCAGCGCCAGAGGCGACGGCCGGCGCTGTCACCAGGATCTCGCCTGCCGTCGCAGCGCCCGCTGCGGTCCCTGCCGTCGCGCCGGCGGCAGTGCCTGCAGCGGCAGCCGTTCCAGCGGCAGCCGTGCCCGCCGCAGCGGTACCGGCCGCCGCAGTGCCAGCGGCCGCAGCACCGGCCGCGCCGGCGCCGGCGGCCCCAGCTGCGCCGGCCGCCCCTGCCGCGCCCGCAGCAGCACCTGCGCCGCCGGCGCCGGTGGCGGCGGCCGTGCCGAGCAGGCCGAGGCCCCCGGTCATTGCACCAAGGCCGACCCCGAGGATGATCGGCGCGAATTTCTTGAGTCCGGTCATTTCAATAACTCCCGCTGAAAACGTCGAAATTACTGTCGTTGATGATGGCCTGGCCGGTCGATCGCGGGCGCCCCCGGATGTCGGCGATGACGTGCTCGCCTTCGACCGCGCCGTATTGCTCGGCGTCGCAGACGTGGGTGTAGATCGTGTCGGCAACCTCGAGGTGGCCGCGCGTCTCCGACTTGTTCGCGCCCATCTCGGCATCCCGGTACCGGTAGCCGCCCAGGTGTCCGCGAATGAGATGCTTGCATTCCGGGTCGACCGCGTATCCGTCGTGGTCCGCCTGGGCCTTCCAGATGGCCTCATTGCGCAGCGCCGCACGATTGGTTTTCGCCTTGTTGACGCGGCAACCGAGGGCAGTTTCGAAGGCGCGGATCCAGTCGCGCTCATCATCCTCGTTGTCCTTCGCGCGCCAGGCCGCCGGGTCACCGACAAAGCGGATCCGCTCGGGCGCCACGTCGGGGAAGTGCTCGGACAGCATCGCGCGCACCATCTGCCCGAACGCCCTGGGGCCGATCTTGCGGAGGGTCTTGCCGTGCTCGAGGAAGCTCACGGCCTCACGCAGAGACCGGAAGCCCCCCTCGGCCGTGCGCTGCGATGCCACAGCGGCCGCGAACAAGCCCTGGTCGAAACCGACGATCAGCATGCGGCGCGGATCGAACTCGATCGGCCGCACGTGTCGCGCGTAATCGAACTGGGGATTAACCGGCTGCCCGTGCTGCATCGGCACGAACTTGTTATCGAGCATGCGCGCGACGTAGTCCGGCCGATGCTTGTTCAGCGCCGCCTGGATCGCATAGTAACCCTTTGGCAGGTTGTGCAGGTTCTCAGCGCCCGGCGAGCGACCGCCAGGCTGGATGAAGACTTCCATCAGCGGCCGATCGCCCAGCGCCTCGATAAGGCCGGGATCGAGCATGTCCCCCAGGTTCTTTTCGACGGCCAGGCCGTAGATCCAGTTATCCATGTACGGCGCGTTGAGCGACATGATGATTTGCTGATCGACGACCAGGGCGGGATCCAGATCCGACGAGCGCCCAACGCGGCCGGAGAGGAAGGCGAGGAGATCGGGCGGCTGAAGATCCGCTTCATCGATCATCACCGCCACAACTTCCCAACCGCGACAGGCCTCCTCCACCGAACGATCGCCGATCGCGCGGAACTCTATTTCAAAATCGCAGACGTCATTCGGTCGGTTATATTCGTCGAAACCAAGTATCAGCGTCAGCTTGTGCGTGAACGGCGCTTTCCATGTGAAATGTCCGTCAGTCTCGGGATGAATACGGAACCATGACGGCAACGTATTCTTTTCGATATTCGGATAGGTTTCACGAATAACCCCAACGCGCGCCTTGCGGCGGATCACACCGTTGACATCGCGGCGCCCCCCTTGCCGGGTACCGACGCGACGCAGGGCGCGCAGCGCGGTCATAGTCTTTGCCGAACCGACCGGCCCGATGATGATCTTCAGGAACGCCCGCGACAGCAGGAAGTCGTCCGAGATGGGACCGGGCGAGTTGAGGGTGCGGATCTCGAAATCCTGGCTCACTTGCCATCCTCCGGACGAACGACACCGACGATGTCGCCGTCGACCACCACGGCGCGCGCCTGGCGAAGATCACCGATCTCCTCTTTCACGATCACGCCCCGGATCGTCGCATCGATCGCAACAGGCTTTTTCGAGTGGATAAAGGGCATCACGCCTTCCGCACAGCGAATGCGCAGGGCCTGCGCCTCCGCATAGGTCATGCGTTCAACCACCATGTTGGGGGTGCCATCCTTGCGGAAGCTATGGACCTTCGACTGCTCACTGGCCTGGATCAGCACTTCCGGATCCGTTGACTGGATCTGCATCATCGTGATCGCCGGGTCCTGCCCGAACTGGAGGATGTACCGCGCGAAGTCATCGGTACGCTTGTTCCGGGCCCCCTTGGGGCGCCCACGGCCGCGTTGCTGGCGCGCCTCCCGAAGCACCGCCAGCCTACCTGCATTGGCCCCAAGCCGCTCCCGCGCCTCCGCCATCTCCTCCGGAGTGACGGGGTCGAGCAGCCCGAGCTGCTCCTCCTCGGAATTCGCCTGCTCGAACAGGGCCTTCGCTTCGGCGACGAGATCTTCGGCCCCGGCTTTTCCACCGACCTCAGTTGACACACGCGCCTCCGGTTCTACCGTGGCCCAGTCGACCCGGTTCAGCACGAACCACGCCGCAATCTCCCCGACCCGCCGTTCCTGCGCGGGTTTTGCGATCGGCAAACCCCCACCCCGACCCGATGCGCCCCCTTTTAGGTTGGCGCCGTCCGGCAAAGCCGTCCTCAGGTCCGCGATCGAGGATCGCAAGCCCGATCCAAAATCCGGCACGCTCGTGCGCCAGGGTGCTCGGCGGCGAGCTCGCCGCAAAGGGGGCAAGGGGGGGCCTCGGGGCCGATCCGACCCCCCGGGGGGT